CCGCAGTCCCTTCCACCAACCTCCGCCGTTTCTCGATTTCAAAATGGAGCAATTTTTTGCTTCTTATAAACCGCTTTTCCTTTGGTAAGGGGAAAGCGCGGGGTCAACTTTGCAGCAGGCGTTGTCCCGGATTATTGGAGTTTCAGCGGTAGTTACCCGTGCCTGCGCCATGGCGGTAACTATAACCAGAACCAGAACCACGGGCCTTTCTACGTGAACTACAACAGCGCGTCGAACACCAACGACAGCATCGGCTGCCGCCTTCTTGAAGCAAACGCGGGTCAAAAGACCTGTCGGGTATGGCTAAACCTCCTTGTATTATAGAGTAGTAGTTATTAGAGCCCCTCTCCAAGGGCTGTGCTACACTGTAAGGG